TTTGTTTTTGTCTTATCGTAATAAGGAAACAATTTAAATCCACTGGTCCTATTATCCCAATAACCTTTTAATACTAAATTTTGATTATTGAGTTCTACTGCTAATATTAATTTATCTTTTTTTGTAGAGATAAATTTAGCAGTTCCTCCATTGCTACCAGATTGTTTATTCTGGTACTTATTGTACTGTGGTCTATTATATGCCATCAGGTTCTCTCCTATTGTTAATTCCAATAACTTTCCATTGAAGTCATAATATATTTAGCTCCAAGAAAAGCATTGAAAAGTTTTTTATTTAGAGGAATTTTTTGGACTTCTATTCTCTTATCACTTTTAGGTAATCTTACTACCAAAGCCTTAGAGATTTTCTCACCT